GGTCAGTACGCACACAAGCGAAATAACTCATTTATTCGAGCGCATCATGGGAGGTAAAAACTCTGGACGCAAGTCGAAACCTCTTGAGCAAAAGATTCGATTAGGGAATCCTGGAGGTCGTCCTCTCCCGAAGCGAAACGCTGATGTCATTAATCTTCCAATCAGGGAGATTCCCGAGCCTCACAGAACGTTGTCAGCGAAATATGGTCGGAGAATGTGGGATGCTGTTTGGCTTGCCGGTGCGAGTTGGCTCAAGCCACACATGGACGCCGAATTGGTGCTCATGGCCTGCGAAGCGATTGATGAGCGTATTCAGTTACGAAGTCAGGTTATGCTTCACCCTGAGAGTTGGCGAGAGAGAAGAGGACTGCGTGAACTTGATAAACAGATCGCTTCATTATTGGGTTCAATCGGATTTACCCCAACCGATCGAGCGAATCTCGGAATAGGGGATACTAAGCACCATGACTTTAACGACATCAGGGCAAGGATTGACGCAAAGAGGAATGCTGCCAACGGCTAAGTGGGCACCGTCTTTCTACACACCTCGCCTCAACAAAGCAACTGACGGCAATGAGATCATTGACTTCGCACAGACACACTTCAAAGTCCTTAAGGGATTCCGTGCCGGTGGAGCATTAGAGTTCACAGACTGGCAGAAGTGGTTGATGCGTTCCCTATTTGAGCGCACGGAGGCTGGTCGATTGCGTTACCGCCGAGCCTTGATCGGATTGCCGCGCAAACAAGGCAAGTCCTTGATGGGATCTACGATTGCCGTGTATTCAATGATCGCTGGAGAGCCGGGAGCAGAAGTGTACGCAGTGGCAGGAGATCGACAACAGGCACGGATTATCTTCAATGAAGCGAAACAGCAGGTACAGAACTCTCCGATGCTGTCGCAGATCGCCAAGGTCTATCGAGATGCGATTGAGATGCCGACCTTCGGGTCTGTCTTCCGTGTGCTGTCAAGCGAGTTCAAGTCGCAGGCTGGCCTCAACCCTTCCACCGTGTTATTTGACGAGTTGTGGAACCAAGGTGACTCAGAGCTCTTTGACCAGATGTCTCTCGGTTCTGGCGCAAGACTGGAGCCGATGGTGATATCTATTACCACAGCAGGTTACGACTTAGATTCTGTCGCCGGCAGGCAATATCATTACGGTAAGCAGTGTGCCACAGGCGAGATCGACGATGAAGCATTCGGCTTTTGGTGGTGGGAAGCCGCGCCAGACTGCGATATTCACGATGTCAAACAGTGGAAGAAGGCAAATCCCAACGTTGCCGAAGGACTGCTATCGCAGGAAGACCTCGCCACGGCTACTAAGCAAACAAGCGAGTCAGCCTTCAGGAGATGGCGTTTGAACCAATGGGTCAGGGCACAAGAATCGTGGCTGCCTATGGGCGCATGGGAGTCTCTGGTCGGAGATAACGAATTGTCCTACTCTCTTCCTACTTGGGTAGGAATTGACATGGCATTGAAGCACGACTCGGTGGCCGTAGTCATGGCGCAACCCCAAGAAGACGGTATTGTGCTTCGCTCGAAGATCTGGAACCCATCAGATGACGGAATAGATGTCGCTGCAGTCGAGCACTACCTCCGTGAATTGCACCTCAAGTATGACATCAAGGAGTTTGCGTATGACCCGGCATACTTCCAAAGAAGCGCAGAAGCTCTTGTTGATGACGGACTTCCGATGGTTGAGTTCCCACAAAGTGGCAATCGCATGGTTCCAGCGTGTGGGAATGCCTACGAATTGATAGTGAATAAGAAGGTGATTCACGATGGGTCGCCTACCTTTACTGACCAAGTCTTGTCAGCCGCGCAACGGATAACTGACGCAGGTTGGCGTTTGAGTAAGAATAAAAGTAGAAGAAAGATAGATGCTTGTATCGCTATGGTGATTGCACTTGATCGAGCAACGAGTAGAGTGAAGCAGGACGAAGCACCAACGGTATTGAATGTATGGGATTGAGGAATTATGAATCGCAAGTTATGGACAACCTTGATTGAGATTGCCGGCTTCCTGATTGTTATTGTTGGAGTCGCAAACTTCTCCGTACCAGTTGGCGTTATCCTCTTTGGTACTGGATTGATCGCAGTAGGTGGACTTAGCGCATGAGTATTTGGAAGAAGACGGAACAACGTGCGTTACCAGCAAACATTGACCCATACGGGATAACTGCTCGACCATACTTCCCGAACTATTCGGGTGAGATCATCAACGAAGCGAATGCCTTCGCACACTCGGCAGTATTGGCAGCGATAACGCTATTGGCTGACTCGATCGCCGTGATGCCTTTAGAGCTTGTACGAGAGCGAGCAGGTCGCACGGAGAAACTGACTACGCCAAGCGTTCTTGTTAAGCCGAACGAAACACAAACCATGTTTGAGTTCATCCATCAGACGGTAATGGTTCTCGCTCTTCACGGTAATGCGTATATCTATGCGCCGCGCAGACCCGGTGAACTACCACCAGAGATGAGAAATATTCACCCGAACCAAGTTAAGGGAATGGTTGATACGGACACTGGCGCTTTGCAATACGAGATCGGCAAGCAGAAGTATTCAACAGCAGAGATTCGAGCGATTCATTGGATGATCTTCCCCGGAGCCAAGAAGGGATTATCCCCACTTGAGATGCAACGGAACACGATCGGCATGGGAATCGCCATGGATCGATTCTTGGCACAATTCTATGGAGAGGGTGCGACACCGAGCAGCGTCTTGGAGACAGAGCAGACGATCACGGCTGAGCAGGCCAACATCTTGAGGGACACTTGGGAAGAATCGCACTGGAAGCGCAGGAGACCTGCTGTGCTCACTGGTGGGCTTAAGTGGCGTCCGATAACCACAAGCGCGGCTGATATGCAAATGATTGAACACCGTGAATCAATCATTCGGGACATCGCTCGTGCTTACCGTATCCCTCTGAACTTGATTCTCGGTTCTGGTGGCGACTCGCAGACATATCAGAACGTTGAACAAGCAGGTATCAACTTCGTGCGCTACACACTTCTACCGTGGATGCGTCGATTAGAAGATGCGATCAGCGAGATGTTGCCATTGAACCAGAAGGTTCGCTTCAATGCCGATGAGTTTATGCGAGCCGATCTCACGACTCGGGTGAACGCACAGCGCACACAAATCCTTTCGGGAACAATGTCTCCAAACGAAGCGAGACAACAAGAGAATCGAGAGCCATACGAGGGAGGCGATGCGTTCGTTGCACCGTCTACTCAACCTTCAGCCGGCACTGACGCAGTTCCACCAGCAGCATGAAAAGCTCTACAGTAACGATCACGACTTCTGCGACTTTGCTAATCGCAGCAGACAATCAACCGCGCACTTGCTATTTGCATTCAACGAGTGGAAGCACATATTTAGGTAACAGCACAGTAACTTCTGCTACTGGATTACATCTACCAAATAACCAAACGATCACCATTGTCGTTCCATTTGGTGAAACTTTGTATGGTGTCGCAAGTTCAGGCACTACCGATGTTCGTGTTTTGACGCCAGATGTGGACTAAGTATGCCATATACAGTTACTTCGAGCGCAGACGGATGCGAAGGATTCGCCGTAGTCAAAGAGGGAGAGAACACGCCCATACCCGGTGGATGCCATCAAACGAAGTCAAGTGCGATTGCACACATGGTCGCAGTTCAAAGCGCATACGAGGATGGACAATCCCGAGCCGTAGAGTTGACGGACGATGAGGGAGATGTCGGTGAACAAAACCTGTTGCCACGCCAAACAGCAATGTATGAACTGTATGAATCGATCGCAGAAGACTACGGCCAGTGGAATCAAGGTACTGGTGCGGATGGTGCACACTATGGAGAAATTTCTCCGTTCCAAAACGAAGGAGTAATCTGCGGCAACTGCATCTTCTATGAAGGTGGACAACGTTGCGAACTCGTTGCAGGACAAATCAAACCGTTAGGTATTTGCAAACTTTGGATTATTGAGGAATCACTTCTTGCTGCACCCGGCATCAAGATGATTGACGGAGAACCAGCAGAAGAACCTTCTGAATACAACACAAGAGCTTCTGTGAATCTCGTAGCGCCAGCGTTCATGAAGGCATCTGCTCGACGAGGCTTGGCTTTGCACGAAGAAGGATATTCTGGTGACGGACTGCGCCCACAAACTGTTGAAGACGCACGGAAGATGGCTAACGGCACTGCTCTGTCGCCGGCAAAGTGGCGCAAGATCTCTCCGTGGATTGCTCGACATACGGTTGACTTAAACGCAGTTCAAGGAGATGAGATCACTGCTGGCTTAGTGGCCATGCTGTTATGGGGTGGAGGAAGTTCAAAGTCTTCTGCTGCTCGAGCGCAGAGTTACGCAGAACGAATCGTTTCTCAACTAGAGGAAGATCGAGCACAGCCGAGAGACAAACTCGGTCGATTCGGAAGTGGTAGCAGCGACTACCCAGATAACCCAGATGATCTAGGAGGAATGCTGGACGGCAAAGGAGGAGAAGCAGGCTGGAAACAGATGGAAGAAGAAATGTTTGCAGAAATGGAGAAACAAGAAGAATTAGCCATGGACGAAGTCGGTTCGTTGATACAAGCACAAGAAGATTACGCCGAAGGCTTGTCTGCAACAAGCGAAGCAGTTCTTGTCGATTACGCTTCAGATGGGTACAGCCATATAAACAAAAGTCAGCGCGGCACACCACC